GTCGTTGAGTGATGTTGATTCATTATTGATAAACAAGTGCCCAATAATTCTTCCATACTTTTCTGTAGAATCTGGGAGTTCAGTTTTAATTAAAATATTTTTAGCACCTTCTACACGGTGCTTCAACCATTCTTTCGATTCGAGTCCATATTTTTTCTCATTCGCGTCTGCTGTGCGACTCTCTGGCGTGTCAACACCCGCAAGGCGAATTCGCTTAGTGAGAGAGATATCAAACCCCAAATCAATGTCAGCGTCAATAGTGTCCCCATCGACTACCTTGTGGATTGAGCGAATACGATATATGTATGGGTCTTTATTATCCATTAGAAAGGAAACTTAATACTCCCAGTATTTAGTTTGGGGATAGGAAGTTTCTCAAATGCTTTGCTGACTTGTTTCTCTACAACGGCACCTACAAATGCCTCTGGGTTGTCTAGAATCTTCTGTGCTTTTTGATAGGTGATATATGCTCCTACACCGATCGCAGCACTAATGCCTAGACTCGTCAGGGATAGTATCAGGCTGAGGTGTTTCATCTTTCATCTCCAAGTGAGCTAACCGAAGTATATAGTAAATGATATACCCAGTGAATACAAGTCCACAGGATAGAATGATGAATACTCCCCAGTTAAATTCACTCATTCCACCATCCTTCTTCCTTGTGTATCCAAACTTTTAGGTCTTTTATATATTTTCTTAATATCTGTGCTTGTTCTTGGTGCCACTCATCACCCGTCTCAAAATAAAGACGGGTGTGATTATCTATTGCTTGGTGGAGTGTTCCATTCTCGTGGCACGGGATTACAAGCGAGTGTATTTCATTGTATCTAAAATATTCCAACTGGCAACTACCAGGACTAATTTCGGCATAACCAACTATCATAAAAGCAATGAATTCCATTACTTCTTTTTGCCACCATTCTTCGCCTTTTTAGCAGTTGCGTTTCCTTGATTCTGCTTTTTATTACCAGCAGAACCTTTCTTACCTTTGTTGGGTGACTTGGACATTATGCTCCTGTGCGGGGTGTGACGAACCCTTCACCTTCCTCAACCTTTGTTTCCAATGCTTCAACTCTCTCAACAAGAGTTACTGGTGCTTCAGGTGCTGGTGGTTCTGGTGGTGCCTCAACAAAAGTTTCCTCTCTCTTTGGTTCTTCCTTATGCTCATCATCACCCTTTTTCATAGTGTTGATACCAAAAGTAGCAGCAGAAGCAGTAAAGACAGTAGCAATGAAAGTAGGATCCATTTTGGATAGCATACCAGCATAGCTAGCAGTCAAAAGAGCGGCAGACCAACTCAAAATCGCAATACGAATAATTTGTCCCATAGTTTTTTCTTTCTTGTTTTCCATCAGTTCCGTGTGATGAAGTCTCTCCTTATTTAGGTTTTTAGAACCTAAACTTAACATTTGCGGAAACTGCCGTGTTGCTTACACCATTATTAATTTGATGAACTCCTTGAATGATGATCATTTCTTTGTAGTCAACAGTTGCCGATGCCTCAATCGCATTATCAGTCGCATAAGAACCTTCAATACTTACACCAAACAAGTCTTTCTTCTTACCACCGAAACGATGAGAAAGAGCAAGTCCGATTTCACCAGTATGTGAAGTCTCATCTACTACTTCAACACTTCTTGCGGACTGAATAGAACCACTTTCAGTGAACGCATCTCTGCGATAGTTTCCTACGGTGTATCCTACGAATGGAGTGATGTTCTTATGAGCGTGCCAGAAGAGTCTGTTGTTTACCCACCACTCTTGACCTGTTGCGGTGCTCTCGTTATTAAAGACACCCTGAACATTACGAGAAACATTATATCTGTTTTGAGCAATCGCAGCATTGGTTAAGAGTGAGAGTGTATTTCCACGAAGCATATTAAAGACGCCAATGTGACTTTTGTTCAGTTTGGATGTGCTATCAACGCCATCCAAGTTCACATTTACATTATTATATTGAGCACCAATTGTCCAGGTTGGTTTAATATCAATCTCTAAACCACCACCATAGATAACTGATTTACCAGTGTATCCATTGTCGGCAGAAGACCACGCATAGTAGTTCTTACTGAATACTCTAACTCTATCAGTGGTTGGTTCAGTTGGTTCGTGGTTTAAGAGTCCTTGTAGTCCACTTCCAATATTATCAAGGACTTCGTGCTGATCTACACGACCAGTGAGTGAATCAGATGAGTGTGTTGTAGAAACAGAGTTTGATAAAGCAGTTGTGGTAGAACCATCACTATAGGTATCAGTCGTCACCATTGGAGTGGTAGTATTTGTGGTGAAGTCTCTATCAATAGTCTGAACTCCACCATCTTCTGATTCTGTGTGCTCTGTAAGCGTAACAGTCAGAACAGGAAGTGTGGTTGATGGGGAAGTGGAAGAACTTACCAGTGTTGGAGTTGATGGGGCAGAAGCAGTGGGAGCAGAAGCAGAACCTACATTAGTAACGGTGAAGGATGAGGATGTTGCTCCACCAGCACCACCAGCAACGGCACCAGAAGCAGCGTCATAAGAAGATGGTCCAAAGATATAAGCATACTGGATATCAATAATGTCCCCAGTATTAATACCAGAGAACATAAATGCCATACCGATGGTGTAGTCTCCATCACCATCATCCTGTCCACCATAGTATGTTAATGGGTCTGTTGACCAGGAAGCACTAATACCAGTATTGGAGTTAGTTGCCGCAGTGAATAGTCCCAGAGCATACTTGGAAGCAAGTGCCTCTGACAGAACTACATTGGTCGCAGGAACACCACCAGCATATCCTCTTACATTGAGTGTTGAAGAACTATCTCCTGCTGCTGCCCTTGCGTCTGGGTCAGTGAATCTTCCAAAGTATAATGTAGGAACATTCATCTTAAACTCTAAACGAGTATTGATGTCCACAAACTGTTGGTTATCATTGAAACGATAGTCGTGCTCAATATCAAACTCGGTGACCGAACCAGACCATACAGCACGATTGTCAAAAGTTAAACCACGATATGAAACACCAGAGTAATCTACAAGAGTTCCTGTGATTACATTAACACTTGCGTAACTCGCATTGTTGTTACCATAATTAAACAGAACTGTGGTTCCATCTGTATCAATACCTTTTACAGTCCATCCCTCAAAAGGAGAACCAGGAGTGAGATAATCGTATGAAGGATTAAATGTTGCGGTTCCTGTTGAATCGTAGAGAATACCAGGAGAAGTGTTACCGCCAGAACCAACAGTTCCAGCATCATTAACACCAATCTTTACATAGTTTCCTTCTAAAACTAATGGTGCTGCTGATACACTAGTTCCCATTAATAAAGCAGACGCAGCAGCAAGCGCCTTTTTAGCGTAAGACATAAAAATCCTCTGTGAGTTCAGTGTGTACTAAACAAAACAAACCGAAGTATGAAAATATTCTTCAGGCGTTTGGTAATGGTGTTGAAATTATCTCCACCGTAGAAACCTGCTCCCAGATTATAAGCAAAGGAAAGAAGTGCTCCACGCTTACCATCAGTCATTTCATTCCAATGTGGAATTTTACGAAGTGCTGGAAGGAATTGATTCTTACACTGACTAATCAGTAACTCATCTGCTTCCTGTTGAGTGATTGATTCACCAAGTTTGAAAGGAGAACCATCTTTCTTACGAGTTGAACCCCAACCGATTGTGATTGGAAGTCCACCAGAAAGAGGGTCGGGATACGCATTAAGATGGCATCCCTCAAACTCTTTGATTAACTTGATGCCCATCATTGGAACATCATCACCGCTCGTTACAGGAGCTGCAGCAGCAGGGGCTGGTGCAGCACTAGACTTTTTTCCTCTATAAATTTCTGCCCAGTCAATATTATCTTCCAAATATTTGACAGGAAGATTGTCTTCTAACCATTGAACTGCTTTCACATGGTTAGGATTTCTTTCGTCGTAGAACTTAAAAAAGTTATGAAGGTCGATTCGTGCCATTGTTGTCTCCGAAATACTTTTGATACAGTTGACTTGCTTCTACATGTCTCCCACTATTTGTGAGGTCTTTAATCACCTTAAGCATCTTGCGTTTGAAATTAATCGAAGATTCTGCCCCATCCATCATTCCCTCCTGGACACCAGCGGTGCTTGAGAACTGCTTTGGTGTAAATGGTCTTCTTACCATTCGTCACAGGTCCAGTGTAGTTGTCGTTGAGAGAACCATATGGATCGTTTACATAATATCCCTTTCCATCTGGGGTTTTACCAATGACGACACACATATGCCCACCAGTAGGTGCAGAAAGAGAACCCCTATGGAGTATGCCAATAACAACGGGCTTCCCAGCGTCCAGACTTTTATCAATATCAGCAAAAGATAAATTGTAACTAAAGTGTGACTTAACTCCATAAGCCGCCAAAACTTTCGTCTGAACGGCATGGTCTGTTGTATCACCAATCTCAAAGACTTTCTTAACATACTCATCGTCGCCTTTAATGCTTCCTGGCTTGAGGAAAGATAAGCACATAGCGCACGATGAAGAGTTGCAAGTTCTATGTGCATCTCTGTAATTGTCTACTTGATTATAGTAAGGAACTGCTAGAACTTCTGGTGTAGGGGGTTTAGTTCTAAAGATCCCAATCCAGTCTGTTTCTGAATCATCCATGAAGTTAGCAGGGAGGTTATCTTCTAACCACTGAACTGCTGCTACATGATTTGAATTGTTTTCGTCGTAAAATTTGAAAAAGTTATGAAGGTCAAGTGTCATTTTCGTCTCCTATAAACTCTAATGAGAAAATATCATGGTCTAAAATATCCGGATCCAACCACTCACTGAATTCTGATTGAATCGCATGGGCATTCTCAATATTTTCCTCACAAAGAGTATGAATGCGGTCAACTGCCCAGTCATGTGTTGTTTGAAGAGTTTGCTCCAAAGTTACCATAATCTTTTCGCATGTAGCGTCCTAGAATATTGCTATTGTAGTACGCTGGCGTTCCATCGTCAAGAGACTCACTCAACACATTATTTAGAAAAAGTTGTTTCGTTTCTTCATAATTACAGTCACCTTTTGCCTTATGAAGACTCAATATTTCTCTATTGAAATTCTCTTTGTTATACTTTTTGATATCTTCCTTTAACTCTGGACAAGAACCATAATACTTTTTCCAGTCTGATTCTTGTTTTACTCTTCTCTTCTTTCCTGGTGGTGTTCTAAAAGACCAAAAGTATTTTCTACCAATGTACTGCCGTTGGTTATACTTATTGGTTATACAGTAAACAAACCCAAAGTATTCTCCAATATCGTCAGTATCAAAAACTTCCCCATTATACCGCCAGGGATTCTCATAACTCATATTAAAGTATCTTATGAGCTATTATTTATCTTCAACCGGGACAAACCTAGTCTAGACAAAAAAAGGGGACTTGTCAAGCCCCTTAAGTATTATATGATTTTTATATCAGACAGGTGGAAGTTTTGCTCCAGTTGGTGCTGGTTTCTTTGTTCCAGATGGATAAACTGGTTTAGCACCACCAAGTCCACTACCAGGCTTCATTACTGGACCAGCCATTACATTCTCAACAATGCTCTGAATGTGATCTGCGTCCATCTGTGACATAACATAATGTGCTTCCTCTACGGTGTCTGCATGACCATCCCATTTGAGCATCATATTTTACTGGAGTGCTTGGACCAGCATTCTGTTCATCAACCAATTTTGCGTCTGGTTCATAAGAATTTGAAAGTCTTGTCAAGTCATAACCACCAATTCTTCTGGTGTCGGATCCGGGAGAAGAAACAAATGAATTCGGACGATTAGAATTTTGAGGTTTGTTAGGTTTGGGTTTGGCTCCAGGAATAGATGGTCCTGGTGTTCCAACCATGCCACTCTCATCAATTAGTTGCTCTTTTCCCTCTCCAAGTCTTGAAGCGGCACCTGCTGCCTTTTGAGCAACCTTTCCGACTGCTCCTGCTGCCTTACGGAGACCTCTTCCAATCAGACTCTTAACGCCACTCTTGACCTCTTCCTTCTTCTTTTGAGCCAGCAATTCCTGCTCCTGCTACGGCACCTGCTGCCTTTGCTTTGGCACGCCCTACAGCAGTCTTTACCGCTGCTTTTCGTGCTGCTGCTTTCTTTTCACCAACCTTTGACTTGGCACGCTCACGACGCTGCTCTGGACTTTCGGTATCACTACCATAGGTGACCTTTGCCTCATCAATGTATAAAATTGCCGCATTCTCTACAGCAGTAGATGCTTCATTTAGACTATATCCAAACTCTACACATTCTTCAATAAGTTCTTCTACGATCTCTTCAAGCATTTCGCAGGAGATTCCATCTCCTTCTTCATAAATGCCTTCATAGGATTCTTGTAATGCCTTTAAATCTGACGCAAACATTTTTAATACTTAAGGAATTCCTGTGAGTATTTATAAAAAAAGAGGGTCTTATTGACCCTCTGAATCTTTCATCCATTCTTTACAATAATCATAATCCCCAAACAGGTATTCATCACACTCTGCCGCTTCTTGAAAAGCATTTAGAATTTCTTGTTCCACCCATTCATCATAGTTGGAATCCAGAGAAAGTATTTTCGGTAACATCCTGCTTGATTCCTCCAACAATGTATGATTCAACTTCGGTTTCTTGTGGTGCCACTTGAAGACCCTTTGAAGAAATCCAGTGCTCCGTCCAAGGAAGTGGATTATTCTTTGCTGGAATATCATAAAGTGGTTTAAGTCCAATTGCCTTCATTCTACGATTCGCAATCCATTCAACATACTGCTGTAACAGTTTGTCATTGAGACCAATCATGGATCCATTCTTGAACAGATACTCTGCCCAGAGCTTTTCTTGATTCACAGCATTCTCAAAGGTCTTGTAGACCCACTGTTCTTCCTCTTTGGCAATGCGTGCCATTTCTGGGTCATCACCTTCCTTCCACTTATTCATGATGTTTTGAGTAATTACCAAGTGCTGGTTCTCATCACGGGCAATCAGTGAGATGATTTTCGCACTTCCTTCCATAAGTTTGAGTTCGCCAAAAGCAAAACTGCAAGCAAATGACACGTAAAAGCGAATGCCTTCAAGAATATTAACGTTTGCAAGTGCGTGCTGCCACTCGTTAGAATTATCATAGCGATGTGCTGCGTTAATGAAGTCGTTATACGCTTGAGTAACGCTCACCGCACGCTCCATAATGCGATCTTCTTTGAGAATGGTATCAAAGACTTCCGAAGGATCGGAATATACATTTTTGATAATGTATGTGTATGAACGAGAATGGATCATCTCCATAAACTCCCATACCTTCATACATGCTTCCAGTTCAGGAAGTGAACAGTATGGTGCAAATGCCATACCAGGTCCACGACCCTGAACGGAATCCAGCATAACCTGATACTTTAGGTTGCTGGTGAAGATATGCTTTTGCTCTGGGCGTAGCATATGATAATCGCTACGATCTTTTTGAAGAGATACCTCTTCGGGTCTCCAGAAATAACCCAGTTGCTGCGTTGTTAGTTTATCAAAGATTGGATATTTGTAAGAATCGTATCTCTGAATTCCCAGAGGTTGACCAAAGAACATTGGTTGTTTCTTTGTATCAACCTCGTTGGAGTTGAAAACTGTCATGGAATCAACCATTGGTTTTCCCTCCAACCCTGTCTTAAATCTTACTATAGGACCAGTTTCCAGAAATCGCTTGATCAAAGAACTTTTGCATAACAGCAACAATATGAATATAACCGCGATTGCTAGGCATATCCCACAGAAGCGTATAATTGTTCTTAAGTGATTGATATTGGGGAACAATCTGCTTGAGTGGTCCTTTCTTCGACTTCTTAATGGACAAGTATCCGCGAGGTGGTTCGATACCGTTCGTTGCGTTTGACACAACGGAACTGCTCTCCGATGGCATCTGTGCGGACAAAGTGCTGTTCCTGACGCCATATTGCTTAACTTGTGCTCTAAGACCTTCCCAATCATACTTCAGTTCATTTGGAACGATTTCATCCACATCCTTCTTGTATGTATCAATTGGGAGAATGCCTTGTCCATACTTGGTACGATGTGAGTATTCACAAGCACCCTTTTCTTTCGCAAGGTTAACGGTTGCCTGAATGAGATAATATTGGAATGCCTCTGTCAGATCATGTACAAGTTTCCAGGCACCAGGATCGTCGTAATGCTCCCCGTGCTTGGCAAGATAGTGTGCTAGACCAATATAACCGATTCCAAGAGAACGGCGTGCTCTGGTGGCGATTTCTGCTGCTCTGACGGGGTATCCTTGAAAATCAATGAGTTCATCAAGACCCCTAACAGCAAGATCGCAAAGAACTTGAAGATCTTCAAGATCCCTGATTTTACCAACATTAATAGCAGAAAGGATACAAAGAGCAATTTCACCATCAGTATCATCAATGTGTTGAAGTGGTTTAGTAGGCAGAGTAATCTCTTGACATAGATTGCTCATCTCAACTTTATCCACAAAGGAAGAGTGAGAATTACAATGGTCAATATTCATGATGTAGAGTCTACCAGTTTCTGCTCTCTCTTTTAGGAGGTCCAGAAAGAGTTCTTGAGCTGCGATAGTTTTTCTTGGAATAGATTCATCTCGTTCATAACGAACATATAACTCGTCAAATCCATCAGTACCAAAAGCATCATACAGACCAGGAACGGCGTGAGGAGAGAAGAGAGAAATCTCTTCGTTGCGGATGAATCGTTCATAGAAGAGTTTGGAGATTTGAATACTGTAGTCTAACTTACGAACACGGTTATCTTCGGTTCCTTTATTATTTTTCAATACTAGAATGTCTTCTATCTCTTGGTGCCAAATGGGGAAGTGGACTGTTGCGCTTCCGCCTCGTATGCCATTTTGCGTACAGCAACGGACAGTCGCTTCAAACTTTTTGAGAAACGGTACAACGCCAGTGTGCTGGACTTCACCGCCTCTAATTTTACTGTTGATGCCACGGATGCGACCTGCGTTGATACCGATACCCGCCCTTTGTGCAACATATCGGCCAATAGCCATATCGCTAGTAAAGATACTATCGAGGGTGTCATCAACATCAACAAGGACACAGCTAGCGTATTGTCGAAGTGGCGTTCGCACTCCCGCCATGATAGGGGTTGGAATGTTGATCTTGTGCTTGCTGATTGCGTCGTAGTATCGTCTGACATAATCAAGCCTGGTTTCTTTTGGATATTTAGAAAAAATAGTTGCCGCAATCAAAAGGTACATAAACTGTGGCGTTTCGTAAAGTGCCCCAGTGCTTCTATCCTGCACGAGGTACTTATCAACGACCTGACGTAGACCCGCATAAGTGAACAAATAGTCACGACTATGATCAATATACGACTGAAGTTTATCAAACTCTTCTTCAGAGTAATTGTCCAAAATTTCGGCATCATAAACCCCTTTTCCAACACAATTCTCAACATGTTGCTTTAAGGTTGGGAACTCGTGCATGCGTCCATAAAGTTGCTTGCGAGTAGCAAACAACAGCAGACGAGCAGCAACAAACTGATAGTTAGGATGATCCAGATCAATCAGGTCAGAAGCAGAACGAATCAGAATCTCCTGAATCTCTGCGGTAGTAATACCATCATAAAATTGAATCCCAGACTGCATTTCAACCTGTGATGCAGATACATTTGCGAGGTCTTTACATGCCTCTTCTACCATGACATGAAGTTTGTTCAAATCAAGTGGTTCGGTCTTGCCGTTTCTCTTAATAACTTTGGTGCCGTTGCTCATATTTTCTTCCAGATGTTAAACTTAACTTTTGCTTCTAAACCTGAATATGTATTTGATTTTAACACATCCATAACATTAAGTCCAGAGAGGACCATATCATTGATGTCCTTGTCTACGATTCCGCTTGGCCAGATGACGACTTTTTCACCTCTTGAAATACATTTGTCAATGCGATTGACGATTTCTCTATTACGGGGCTCATTATCATAAACAAAAACAATACTGCTTCCTTTAAGACAACGAACATCACCGTCACTGCCACACAAAGCCACACTATTGTTGACGAAAGTGCTGTCAAAGGGTCCTTCAACCACATAGATTGGTAATTGGTCATTGACCTCATTAAGTCCATAAATCTTCGGTGCCTCCTCATCAAGCATCACAGTGATATATTTAACAGAGTTGGGAACTAGACTTCTTCCCTGAAAACCGATAAGGTTATTATCCTTATCATACATTGGTATAATAATGCGACTTTCATCCCTACCGATAGTGTCAAAAGTCTGTTTTTGAGTGTTAGTCCACTCTTTGAATTTGTGAGCAAAATAAAACTTTTCTGGATTAAGTTTTCTTTTCTCCAAGTATTCTTTGGCAACAGGAACCTCTGATGCTTTTGGAAGATCTAAACTCTTTTTGAATACTGGTTTCTTGAATTCTAGTTTTGGTGCTTCTACAACGAAGTTCTTTCCAGTATGTCCTTCCTTGAACTTTTCCAGCGTGTATTGCTTGTGAAGCGTTGAGTCTAACTCTTTTAGAAAGTTGTTGAAGGACAAACTAGCACCACAATTATGGCACTTGAAGTTGGTGTTGTTCTTCACAGAGTAAATATACCCTCGTGCCTTTGTTTTATTCTTCTGGGAGTCCCCACAGATAGGGCAGCGGAAGTTGTAGAGATCCGACTTGACCCTCTTAAATTTTTGTAGGCGTGATGAAACTAATCCAATATACTTGGAATCAACCAAATCCATTATGAAGGAGTTATTACTTCGTGCGTTCTATTGTAGCAGAGGCAGGAGAAGGAGTCAATAACTTTGGTCCAAAGGCATTGAAAACACCGATCAATACAACAGTAACTGCTAAAACTCCACCAACTTGCCATCTAAACTTAAAAAGATTATCTATTCTACTTTCAATATCTTCTACCTTCTTACAAATATCATCATCTACCTTTGCTTGAACACCTATTCTTTCATCATGTACGGCAAGCATTTTACAAATATTTTGATTTGTCTCACTCAAAGTTTGAATGGCAGTATCAACCTTATCAATGATTTGTTCGTGTGCCTTGAAGCGTTCTTGTAATACGGCTAGTTGAATCTTTGAGTCATTGCTGAACATTTTAGGTCATCCAGTTTTTGCGGGATCCTTTTCCACCATAAATGTATTTTTTCTTCTTTTTATAAACTGGTGGAGTTCCAGTTTCTATATTATACCCAAGTGATTTCTCACCAGTTCCAACAGACATGGTTGGTGCTGCATCCTCTTTAAGAGAGCGAATAATATCAATA